GGGGTATCTGGCCGCAAAAGTTCCGGATGCAGCGGCAACGTCTTACTGTCCGGTAAAAACAGATAACGGCGTTGCTGCTTATATGCCGTCATAGCTCAATTGGAAGAGCGCCGCCCATTTAAGGCGGGACAACGCTGGTGACACCACATGGCTGTTACAACCCGATACATCCGAGGCACTTAACCACGCCCCGGCGGGGGCCTGTGGGTGCCGGTTCAAATCCGGCTGACGGCTACCGTGATTTTTAGCTTGAAATAGCTTGAGATTTAGCTTAAGCAATTTCGGGCTTTTTATTTTCTGGAAGAAAAGCCATAAACGCAGAAAGGAGAGTGCCAAGAATGAGTAAACGCGGGTCTGGTAGTTCCACAAGAGCAAGCGGCGGCTTCGTGGACCGTTCAAAATATGCGAAACAACATAATGAAATTGTTTCTTTTGTGAAAAAACAAGTCGGAGTTGACTTGAATAAGTATCGGGACGGAGACGGGACTTCGCCGTCCCATACTGCATACTGGGATAAGAACGGAACAAAAGTTGCATTTAATCTAAAAGGAATGACATCAAGTGACCGCACAAAACTGATGCAGCTGACACAAAAGCCGTTTGGAGTGACAGTTGAACAGGGCGGTGCATGGATTGGCTTTGTTTCAAAAAAGTAAGAACAGGATGGGTAAACCATGATTCTGCCGATGGAGAACACCGAAAAGATGATTTTTCCGGGCGTGGGCAAGTATGGCATCCCTGCGATCAAGCCAGAAACGGACATCCGAATCGACAAGCTGGAATGGATTCCGGTAAACTACGCCCTGACTGCCAAAGACAAGGCCACAAAGGGCGTGCATTTTTACAAGGACGATTACCAGTTTGAACGGTTCTGGAACAACCCGACAAATACATTTCCCTTTTGCAGCAGTTCGGCGCGGTATGTTCTCCGGATTTTTCTCTGTACAGCGATATGCCGCTTGCGGTGCAGCTTTTCATGCACTACAAAAAGCACTGGCTGGCTGCCTACTGGCAAGCCCACGGCATCCATGTGATCCCGACGCTCTGCTGGTGCGGTGAGCAAAGCTATGACTGGTGTTTTGATGGGGAACCGAGAAACGCTATCGTGAGCATTTCCAGCCACGGCACACAGTCTGACCCATACGAAGCGGAATGCTTTGCCAAACATTGCCGTAAGGCGCTGGAAGTGCTTCAACCGAGCGGCATCTTGTGGTATGGCAAATGCCCTGATGAATTTGACTGGAACGTGACCAAAATAAAACCATTCCAATACGAAAGGGGGCATTACCGTGAGTAAACGAGGTTCTGGAAGCTCTGCGAGAGCGGGCGGGGATTCCACAATGAAGTCTTTTGGAGGAGACCTCCCCGAACTGCAGGGAACGCCAAAACAAATTGCTTATGCGCAAGATATCAGAGACGGATGGATCAAGAATACATTCGAGGGATATCAAAAAGAGTATGCAGAGCGACTTCAGAAATTGGAGATTCAGAAAAAATCGGATTCTCCAAGAGATGCACGAAGAAGAGAATTTAACGAGAGAAAAATTCAGACGCTAAAAGCAAACGTCGAAGCCGCAAGAATCGTTCTGAGCGAAGCTAAAAGCGCTCATGCAATTATTCAAGCGAAGAATCGGGTGAATGACGTTACCATGGATGTAAGAGATGCGTTGCTTGAGAAGAGATCAAGGGTAGAAATAAGCAAAATTGTAAGCGACTACGGTTTGAAGTAGTTTCAAACGCGGTGATTTAGGAAGGTGGTGGCAGTGGGTGCGCAGCGGTTGACAGACAAGCAGAAAAAGAAGATCATTGCGGACTATGTGCAGCTGCAGAACTACACCAAGACCGCCAAGCTCAACGGAGTATCTGACACGACGGTAAAGCGGCTGATTTCAACGGCTCCGTCCGAAATGTTGAAAAAAGTTGAGCAAAAAAAAGAGCAGAACACACTTGAGATGCTGGACTACATGGACAGCAAGAAAGAGCGCGTTCAGGAGATCATAGATGTTTATCTCGGTGTCCTGACTGACCCGGAGAAGCTGGAAGGGGCAACCCTGCAGCAGATCACCACGGCGCTGGGCACTCTGATTGACAAGTGGACGGTCATTGATGATCGCAAGAAGGGCGATTCCTTCCACCAGGCCGTTGAGGATGACCCCATCACCAAGAGCTTGAAGGAGGAGTTTAAGAAATGAGCTTCTCCCCGAAGCAAAAACAGATCCTGACCTTTCCATATGAAAGCGACTATGATGCCCTGATCTGTGACGGTGCGGTGCGTTCCGGCAAGACCTCCATCATGTCTTTGTCCTTCGTGCTCTGGATGATGGCAGAATTTAACCATTGCTCTTTCGCTTTTTGCGGCAAGAGCGTGGGCGCGGTGGAACGCAACATCGTTCAGCCGCTTTTGTCTGTCCGGTACTTGCAGCAGCAGTTCCAGATCACCTATAACCGCAGCGGCCACGTTCTTACGGTGCAGCGCGGCAGCAAGGTAAACATGGTGTACCTGTTCGGCGGCAAGGACGAAAGTTCTTACATGCTCATTCAGGGCATCACGCTGGCCGGGGTGCTTCTGGACGAGGTGGCGCTCATGCCCCGCAGCTTTGTGGAGCAGGCGCTGGCCCGATGCTCTGTCACCGGTGCCAAGTTCTGGTTCAACTGCAACCCGGAGAACCCGGAGCATTGGTTTCGCAAGGAATGGATCTTACAGGCCAAAAAACACCGGGCGCTGCATCTGCACTTTTTGATGGACGATAACCCGTCTCTGGATGAACGCACCCGGGAACGCTACCGCAGCATGTACAGCGGCGTTTTCTATGAGCGATACATTCTGGGCCGCTGGGTGATGGCCGAGGGCCTGATCTACGATATGATGGACACCACGGAAAACACCTATCGCCCGCAGGACGCGCCGGTGGGGTTCAAGAGCCTTTCCACCCGTACCATCACATGCGACTACGGGACCACCAACCCGACCGTCTATCTTGATGTGTACGATGACGGAGAGAAAGTCCGGGTGCATCGGGAATACCGGTGGGACAGCCGCCAGGAATACAGGCAGAAAACAGATGAAGAGTATGCCGATGATTTCATGGAGTTCATGGGGAAAGACCCCTGCGCTGCCATTGTTGACCCGGCGGCAGCATCCTTTATCACAGCTCTGCGCCAGCGTGGCGTTTATGTGATAGAAGGAAACAACGACGTGTTGAACGGTATCCGCAAGTGCAGCACACTCCTTTCCCACCGCGATCTGCTGATCTCCACCGACTGCGAGGGGCTGCTGGATGAACTCGGCACATACCGGTGGGACGATAAAGCCGCCCTCATGGGCGTGGAAAAGCCCATCAAACAGCAGGACCACGGCCCGGATGCCCTGCGCTATTATATCAACTCACTGCCTGATTGGAGGTTTGAACGTGTCCGGACGTAACAAAAACCGCCCCGCCGGGGGCACAGAGAAACCGATGACGGCCACGCTGGACGCATTTTCCAACCCGCTGTTCTCGCTGGGGTACGGCTCCCAAAGCCCGCTGGAAGCAACGGAATACCCGTTGACCCGGATGACGGACAATTACGCCCTGCTGAACAGCCTGTACCGCAGCAACTGGGTGGTGCAGAACGTCGTTGGGCTACTTGTGGACGATATGCTCAGAGAGTGGTACGACCTCAAGAGCACCACACCGGAGCAAGGAAAGGCAATCCAGACTGTGGAGCGTTCCACCCGGCTCCGTGACCGTGTGAGCACTGGCCTGAAATGGGGCCGCCTGTATGGCGGTGCCGCCGGGCTCATCCTCATTGACGGGCAGGAGGACCTTTCCCGCCCGCTGGATGCCGAGGCTATTCTTCCCGGCAGCTTCCGGGGGCTGTATATCCTCGACCGCTGGCAGGGAATCAGCCCGGACGCAGGCCTGACTTTTGAGGGCGGGGAGCTTGTCCCGGAGTATTACAGCATCAACGATGCCGCCGGGCACACTGCCGCCCGTGTCCATCACTCCCGCCTTGTGCGGTTCGTGGGCCGGGAGCTTCCCGATCTGGAACGGCAGGCGGAACTTTACTGGGGCGAGTCCGAAGTGGAAGCACTCTATAACGACGTGGTGGCCCACGACAACGTCAGCGCCAACATGGCCGCGCTGACCTTCCAGGCGAACATCAACACCATGGAAGTCAAAGGCTTGGAACAGCTGCTCTCCATGTCCAGCCCGGATGTGCAGCGGCGTTTCTGGAACACCATGCAGGCCCAGAAGGTCCTGCGCTCCAATTTCGGGATGCAGCTGGTAGAGCAGGGCAACAAAATCAGCAACACCCAGTACACCTTTGCGGGCCTGTCTGACGTGTACGAGAGCATGTGCCTGAACCTGTGCGGCGCGTCCCACTACCCCATGACCAAGCTGTTTGGCCGTTCCCCGGCGGGCATGAACGCCACCGGCGAAAGTGACCTGAAAAACTACTACGACTACGTGGACACCCTGCGGGAAAGCAAGCTGCGGCCCATTCTGGACAAGCTGCTCCCGGTGGTAGCCCGCAGCGCAGGCATTGAGCAGATCGACCTTGACATAACGTTCCCACCCCTGTGGACACCCACTGCAAGCGAGACGGCCACGATCGCCAAGGAAAAGACCGATGTCATTATCGCGGCGTTTCAGGCCGGGCTTCTGGATGCAGACGTGGCAATGCGTGAGCTCAAGAAACTGGAGGACGAGACCGGCCTGTTTGGCTCCCTGACAGACGAGCTGATTGCCGCAAAGCAGGGCCAGACCTATCAGGACGTGACAGCCCTGCGTGACCCGCTGGCGGGGCTGATGACAGAAAAGACGCAGGAAGACACTGAGGAGGGCGAATAATACATGCCTACTCTTGCCCGTGCATCCCCTGAGCGGGAGCTGCAACGCCTCATCCGGCTGTACCTCAAAGCGGAGACGGACATCATCAACGAGATCGGCCGCCTGCGCAGTCGTGGGCTTGTGGATTATCATGCCGTGGCCGCACTGGAACGGGTGCAGGAGATCCTGCGTCAGCTGGAAACGGATGAATGGGAGTATGTGCCCCGTATGGTGGAGGCGCAGTTTTACGTCCATCACCCGGAGGCCCGGACGATTCCCGGCGAGACTGTGGAAAAGCACCTGCGCGGCTACACCAACGCCCAGAGCCTTACCAGCACCCAGACGGATATCGTGCAGAAGCTCACGATGAACCTTATGGGCCAGCTGGTGGACGGGAACCTGACGGTGCTATCCACCCTGCAAAGCGCCCTTCTGGGCCGAACTGAGCCGGACATATACCGGCGTATCGGTCTGGAGCAGGTGGCGGCACAGCAGGCTGTGGGAAGGGGCGTGAACCAGAGCGTTCCCGCCTTTGTGGATGCTCTGCGCCGGGATGGCGTGACGGCGTTCACGGACAAGGCAGGGCGAAATTGGAGCCTGCACACCTATGCCACCATGGTCTCCCGCACCACATCCAGACAGGCTGAAATCCTTTCTGTGGTGACGCAGGACGAGGAACAGGACTTGTATCAAATCAGCTCCCACGGCACTACCTGCGCCCTCTGCGCCCCCTATGAGGGCCGGGTATACAGCAAAAGCGGAAAAGACCCGCATTTCCCGCCGCTTTCGGATGCCTTCGGAAAAGTAGACCCTGCAGGGCCGGATGACCTGACGAACAGCTGGCTGAACATCCACCCGAACTGCCTGCACGCCCTTCGTCCATGGACACCCGCCGGCCGCACCGAGAAAGAGCTGGAGCAGGTCCGGCGCTTTTCTGACCCCAGAACGAACCCGTACAGCCGAGACCCGCGCACCAAGGCACAGATCGAGGCCTACCGCAAAAAGGAGCAGGGCCGTTCCAAGTGGCTGCGGGATTACCGCCAGTGGGAGAACTACCGCACGGCTCTGGGAGACAAAGTGCCAAAGACCTTCGAGACCTTCCAGCGGCACAAGCTGGCAGATGACGAAAAATATCACAAATGGATGAACGCATACAGAAGCGGAGGTGATGCCGATTGATTGCGTACTATGGAAGCAAACTGAGCCCTCACATGACGGAAACGCCGGAGGGCTTTTTGATTTGCCACGATGTCAAAATCGCCCGAACCGGAACACAGAACTATTTGGCCCGGGAGATCGGGCTGGACGGGATGCCGGAGCGTGTTCTTCAGGTGACACGAAGCGCCGAGGACGTGTTTGACCCGGCGGCAATTGCCAGTTTTGAGGGCAAAGATGTCACCAACACCCACCCCTCGGAGATGATCGTGCAGGAAAATCAGGCCGCCTACTCCAAAGGCCACGCAGAGAATGTTCGTCGAGTGGGTGATTATCTGGTGGCTGACCTGTACCTGAAAGACCCCACACTGATCTCCGAGGTCAAGAACGGGGCCATGCGGGACGTGTCCTGCGGCTATTACTGCCAGTACGAGGCAGACGGTGCAGGATACCGGCAGACCCATATCAGAGGAAATCACATCGCCATCGTGCCCCGTGGGCGCGCTGGCCGTGATGTCGCAATAAAAGATAGCGCCGCCGAACTTCCGGCGGAGAAAGGCAAGGTAAAACACATGAGCAAGAGCAAGAGTTTGCTGTCTCTGTTCGGTCTGGCGGCAAAGAATGCAGCCCCCGAAGAGCTCGACAGCATGGTGGAGACCGCTGCCGCAGCGCTGGATGCAGCACCCGCCGTTCCGGCGCAGGATGCAGACCCCGCCGCAAACGCAGCGCCCGCTGACACCCAGAACACCGCTGTTCTGGACGCACTGAACAACCTTTCCGGAAAGCTGGATCAGCTGATCGCCGCCAACGCCAAGAAGGCAGAGGACAAAGAGCCGGAAGACCTGGACAAGGTGATCGCTGAAATGTCCGGCGAAAAGCCTGACAAGAAGGAGAAGGAGGAGAGCAAGGACGAAAGCGGCTCTACTACCGTTTCCGCTGAGGACGAGTGCGCAAAGCCTGCCGCCAATGACAGCGGTCTGGCTCTGCTGAAAGCCATGCGCCCCATCATCAACGGCATTCAGGACAAGGCCACCCGTGATGCCCTGTCCAAGACACTGATCGAGCAGGTTAAGGGCACCAGCTCCGTGGATGCCATTGCAAAGGCCGCACAGGACAGCGCCGCCGCTGCCGCCAGCGCATCCGGTAAGAACCGGTATGAGCAGCTGTGTCAGGATTCCCAGTCCGCTTACAACGACCGCAATCCCCACATGAAGAAGGAGGGCTAAATTATGTCCCTGAACACTCAGATTATCGGCAAGACCATGCCCCACGGCTTTGCTGGCACTTATGCCCGCCAGCCGGATATGATCGTCAACACCCGCCCCGTTGGCGGCACCGAAAACATTCCTTTTGGCACTGCCCTGAAGTATGACAGCGGCAAGGTCATCGTGATGGGCGGCACCGGCACTACCGCTGCACAGTTCGCAGGCATTGCAGGCAGCGAGGTCAAGAGCGCCCTGGTCTATCCTGACCAGAACGGCGGAAAATACGCCCCCGGCGAGGCCTGCAGCGTGTTCCAGCGCGGAAGCATCAACGTGCTGTGCCAGCGCGGTACCCCGGCCCTGGGCGGTGACGTTTACGTCCGCATTGCCAAGACCGCTGACTATGCCACCGCACTGGTCGGCGGCTTTGAGGCGGAAGCGGACGACAAGACCGCCGGGAACTCCGTCAAACTCACTAACTGCCAGTGGGGCGGCGCGGCTGATGCCAACGGCGTGGCCGAGCTGGTCATCCTCACCCGTGCAAACGCCTGATAGGAGGGCTTAGACTATGGCAAATTTCCTGAACGTCGGCACCACCAATGCCGGTACTTTCACCGTAAACAACGCTGGTGCTGCACTGCCCGGCGGCACTCCCACCATGGACGCAGCTGCCATCCAGAGCGGCAATGCGTTCCTCACCAGCGAGCTGGAAAAGCGTGACCCGCTGATCCGCAAGCCCCTCACCAGCGTCACCTATCCCCGTGATATCCCCATCGAGGTGGGCGGCGGCTGGGTCGATTACGTCTCCGCCATGTCCGTGGCCTACGGTATGGCAGGCGGCTCCGGCGCTTCTGCCGTCAACGGCGGCGGTTCCAACGGCATCCCTGTGGTGCAGGCCAGCGTGAGCAAGGGCGCATTCAAAGCCCATGTCTTTGCCGCCGCTCTGCGTGTGATGTTCGTGGATATGCAGCGCGCAAACTTCATTGGCCGCAGCCTTGACCAGATGCTGCAGGACGGCATCCGCCTGGCGTACGACAAGCACATGGACCAGAACACCTACATCGGTTTTGACGAGTACGCCACCACCGGCCTGGTCAACAACCCCGATGTCACTAAGACCACCGCCGCAACCTCCGGCACCGGCTCCTCTTCCAAGTGGGCGGACAAGACCCCCAAGCAGATCCTGACGGACATCAACAATGCCATCACCGCCGTGTGGGCCGCCAACGAGTACGACGAGGCCGGTATCCCCAACCACATCCTGATCCCCTACGAGCAGTACAGCTACATCACCACCACTATGGTGAGTGACCTGGGCACTGAGACCATCTACGACTTCCTGAAAAAGCACAACGTGGCCGCAAACCACGGCGTGGATCTGGAGATCGCTCCCACCCGCTGGGTCAAGGGCGCTGGCACTTCTGGCGGTGACCGCATGGTGGTGTACGTCAACAACCGCCGCTTTGTCAAGGCGGACGAGCTGGTGCCCCTGTCCCGCGTGATGAGCGCCCCCAACGTCACCAATGTCTGCTACGACACCGCCTATATGGCAAACGCATCCGAGGTGCAGCTCATGTATCAGACCTCCATGCTGTACGTGGACGGCATCTGATCAGGAGGTGGCAGAAATGGCTTTTGTGCTTTCCAAAGCAAACATCATCCTGCCCAGCGCGGACGGCTCTCAGACCTTCCCGCTCCACCGGGAGCAGCTGGTCGAAGTACCGGGCTGGGCGGCAGAGACGGCCTATTTCAAGGCGCTGGTGGCCGATGGTGACATCGTGCCCACGAACCGCAGTGACAAGGCCGTACAGGATGCCGCAGACAAGCCCGTCCGCAGGAAAAAGACTGCGGACTGGGACAAGCCTGCCGAACCGCAGGAGCCTGCTGACCCGCAGGAAGACTGAGGAGGCTGCCCATGTGCTGGACGATGAAACCGCAGTTCCAGGGCGTTCTTGCGCAGGCCGAAAATCTGGGGCAGAGTGTGGGCAGCTACACCGTAGAGCAGTTCAAGGCGGAGTATCCGCAGTTCTGCGATGCCGCCGGGAAATGCCACCTGCCGGACGCGCTGCTGGAAGAGATCGTAAAAATGGCCAACGTCAGTATTCAGCCAGATAAATGGCTGGACAGCTGGCACTACGCCGTGGGGCTTTATGTGGCCCATTACGTTACTTTGCAGCTGCGCACCTATGCGGAGAGCTCTTCCACCCCGGCACAGGCAGCAGCGTCCGGCGCACTGGTGGGCGTGGTGAAGTCGGCAACGCTGGGCGACAGCTCCGTGACCTACGATACCAGCGCATTGACCGCAGGAACGGCGGACTGGGGAGACATGAACGCCACCACCTACGGTCAGATGCTGGCAAACCGTGCCCGCTTTATCGGTGCGGCCGGAACTTTTGTGATGTGAGGTGTACCCATGAACTGGAATGACTGGTATACCGACCTGATGGAGATCAGGCGCACGGAAAACGTGAAGGATGGCCAGTTGAGCCGCAAGGAACGGAAGGTCGTCCGCTCCGGTGTTCCGTGCCGGGTGTACCGCAGCCAGGACAAGCCCCTCACCATGACCCAGACCGCAGCCAATGTCCAAAAAACGGACAAGCTGGCCTGCGATATCAATGTGGATATCAAGCCCGGTGATGAGCTAGTGATCCACAGAGGGGCGCGGCTGGGATACGCGCTGCAGGAGACCCGGTATTTTGCCGGGGATCCTGACCTGTACTATGAGCCCTTCGGGGCAGTGCTGCCCGGGTTGGCCCACCAGGAGATCACGCTTCTCAGTCAGGAGCGTGTGAAATGAACCTGCAGGAGTACATCAAGAAGCTGGAGGCGGCGCAGGCCGCTTTGCCCGAAATGCTCGCAGACGCTGCCCGCAATGCCACCCTCCGGGCCGTGGAAGCGGCGCAGGATAAGACCCCGCCCACAGCGGACAGCCTGAGCGGCACCAACACCCGCACCGGGGAACTGAAGGAACGGTGGGCTGTTGACAGCCGAACGGAGCCTTATGGACTTCTGGGAACTTGTGACGAACCTGAGCAATAATGCAAATTATGCCTCCTACGTCAACGATGGCCACCGGATGGACAAGCACTTTGTGCCGCACCTTACAGTCGAGCCATCTAGCGGTCTCTTGCAGATCGATATGAGCAAGCCCGGCGGCATGATGGTGGGCACGAAAACAACCTACGTTGAGGGCCTGCACATGTCCGATGCGGGGATTGAGGCATATAAGCACACCGTGAAAGTAGAGACAGAAAAAGCCGTGAACAAGCTGGGAGAGATGCTGAAATGAATTTTACCGTTACAACGCTGGCCCGGTCTCTGGCGGAGTATCTGGCCCCCATCCTGCCCGGTGTGCAGATGCTGGAAGACCCTGCCCAGCAAGGCGTAGAGCCGCCCTGCATGTTTATCCAGCAGCGGGGCAGCGATATCAAGCCTTACCCAGGCGGGCGCTGGCTGCGCACCATCCGGCTTGACTTGACCTATCTGCTGGACTATAACCTCACAGACCTGCGCCAGCAGTACAACAAAGCCGCTGAGGCGCTCGATTTCTGCATGGAAACATTCTCTTATTCCGATGGAACAGAAGCGGAAAAGCTCCTGCACGCCTACGAGCGCAGCGCGGATATCGACGATGACGGCCTGCATTACAAGTTTGAGCTGCGGGTCTTTGTGGAAAAGCCTGTGGACGCTGTGAAGATGCAGACCCAGACCGTAAACCAGAAGGTAGACCAATGAAACAGGATAATACCCAATACAGCCGGGAAGTGCTGCTGAAAGATCCGCGTTTTGCGGGGTATCAGCCGGATTTTCTGGCTGTTGTTTTACACAAACCGTTTTACACCCTCGCAGAGGCTGAGGCCGCTGTGACAGAATTTTGGAAGGAGTGACACCTATGGCAGCAGGCGGAACCTGGACTGTACAGAACAAGGTGCGGCCCGGCATTTACTTCAAATTTCGCTCCAAGAACCAGCAGAACCTTACCATTGGTGATCGTGGCAAGGTGACGATCTGCGAACCCATGAGCTGGGGCCCCGTTGGCAAGGTGATGGAGATCGCCGCCGGAGATGACCTGACCCCCTATACCGGCTACGACATCACCGATGCCCACAATCGCTTTGCATCCATGATCTTCAGCGGTTCCAACCGCACCGCAGCGCCCACCAAGCTGCTGCTTTACCGCCCGGCCGCTGCGGACAGCGCAAAGGCCACCGGCACCATCGCCCCGCTGACGGCAACTGCAAAGTATCCCGGCTCCCGGGGCAATGACGTTGTGGTGATCGTCACCGCTCTGACAAGCCCCGAGGGCAGCTTTCAGGTATCTACTGTCGTGGACGGCGTGGTGAAAGACCAGCAGACCGGCAAGACTGTTGCAGATCTGACCGGCAATGACTGGGTGGATTTCAGCGGCACGGGCACTCTGGCCGCAAATGTCGGCACCCAGCTTTCCGGCGGCAAGGACGGCGAGGTGAACTCTACCGCATACAGCACCTACCTGACGAACATCGAGCCCCACAACTTCGATTCCATGCTGTACGACGGCGAGGATGCCACCGTAAAGACCGCGATGGAGACCTTTATCAAGCGCGTGAACACCGAAGTGGGCCGCTTCTCTCAGCTGGTGGAAGCCAATGCCACCAACCCTGATACCCGCTTTATCGTCAACGTGTGCGGCGGCCTGGTGATGAACGATGGCACCACCCTGACCCCGAAGGAAGCCGTCTGGTGGGTCGGCGGTGCGCTTTCCGGCGCGACCTACGCCAACGACCTGACGAATGCCGCCGTTCCCAACGCGGTGGACATCTCTCCCAAGATGACCCACAACCAGTATGTGGATGCCATCAATGCAGGAAAGTTCGTGTTCAACGCCGACGACGGCTCCGTCCGGGTGGAGTACGACATCAACTCTCTGGTCACCTATACCAGCGAGATCGGCGAGGTGTATCGCTACAACCGCACCATGCGGCTGTGCAACACCATTGCCAACGACCTGTACAAGCAGTTTGCCCAGAGCTATGTGGGTATTGTGGACAACACCGAGGACGGTCGCCGCCAGTACAAGAGCGCCATCGTCAAATATCTGGATCAGATCCAGGCATCCGGCGGCATCCAGAACTTCAACGGCGAGACCGATGTCATCGTGGAAGCGGGCGAGGCAAAGGATGCCGTGCTCATTACTCTGGCCATCGAGGCCGTGGGCAGCACCAACAAGATCTATATCACCCTGGATGTGGCGTAAGGAGGTACAAAGATGAGTTATTTGATGGCCCAGGACACCCTGAACGGTGCAGAGGGCAAAATCACCATTACCCGGAACGGCCGCATTCTGGAAGCCGCAGGTATGCGGAACATCAAGACCATCGCGGGCATTCAGACTTCTGACATGAAGACCATCGGCACCCGAAAGGTTCAGAAAAAGGCCAACGGTGTCACCCAGACCGGCACCGGCAACGTCTATTTCGGCTCCAACGGCTCCAACCTGTTCACCGATATGGTGCTGAACTACATCGAGAACGGCGTGCAGGATCTGTTTGACATCACCATCACCAACCAGGACCCCACGTCCAGCGTGGGCGCGCAGGTAATGGGCTACTATGGCTGCGTACTGACCGGTGATATCCCGCTGTCTATTCTGGACGACGAGGAAGCCATGCTTAACTACGATTTCAATTTCAGCTATACCAGCGTCAAGCGTCTGGAAGCGTTCAACGACCCCACCAACCTGGGCAGCAACTGATTTTAGGAGGTATTTTTTATGAGCGCACTTTCTGCATTTTTGCATCCCGCTGTGACCTGCGAGGAAAAGGAGGTCATCATCTCCAAGCGTTTTCTGGGCGAGGACGGCAAACCGACCCCGTTCAAGATCCGCTCCCTGACCCAGGAGGAGAACGCCGCCATCATCAAGGCATCCACCCGGCAGAAAAAGGTGGACGGCCAGTGGCAGGATTCCATTGATGCCAACGAGCTGAGTGCCCGCACCATCGTGGAAGCTACCGTTTTCCCGGATTTCCGCAGCGCGGAGCTGTGTGAGGCCTACGGCACCAAAGACCCGGTTCAGGTTCCCGGCAAGATGCTTCTGGCCGGTGAGTTTGGCCGCCTGATCGATGCCGTGAGCAAGCTCTCCGGCTTTGATAAGAGCCTGGACGAAGAGGCAAAAAACTGATCTCCGGGGGCAGCTGGGATATCGACGTGCTGGTGGCTTACTATTGCTTCGTTAACCTCAGCTGGCCCCCGGGCAAGTACGATGCCCTGCCGCCGCGTGAAAAAGCGCTGGTGAGGGCATTTGCTTTGCACTCCATGGAGAAACACAAAGAGGAGACCCAGCGAATGAAGGAGGCGGGACGAAATGGCTAAGATTCAAGAAACGCTTGTCCTTCAGGATCAGTTTTCCTCTTCCTTTGGTGCATACATTCAGGCTGCGCAAAGAGCATCCAGCTCTACCACAACGGCACAGGCAGCGGCCCGGAACTATCAGTCTGTTTTGAACAGCGTTTCCCGGCAGCTGATCTCCGCAAATGCGAAGTTTGAATCGTATGTGGCCCAACAGGAAGAAATGGTTGCCGCCGGGCAGCAGAACACGGAAACGTTCAAAAAGCTGGACACCCAGACCGAGAAGCTGGGCGCAACCATCCGAGGGCTGGAAGCGCAGCAGCAGACCCTGACCCAATCCATGAAAGCAGCTGAAAACGCCGCCAGTGTAACGGCAACGGCCAAGGATGAGGCGGCGGCAGCCACAAAGCGGCTGCAGGAGCAGGAAAATATGGCGCAAAGCGTCACCAACTCCCTGACATCTTCGGTTCTCCGGCTGGCCGCGTCCTATGTCAGCATTCAGGGCCTGAAAAAGGCCGTTGACCTGTCTGACAGTCTGGTCTCCATGCGTGCCCGGCTTGACCGGATGAACGACGGCCTGCAGACCACGCAGGAGCTGGAAACGATGATCTACCAGTCGGCCCAGCGTTCCAGGGGCAGCTTCACCGATACCATGGGGCTGGTCTCCCAGCTGGGCACAATGGCCGGTGATGCCTTCAGCAGCTCCAAAGAAATCGTCCAGTTCGCCGAACAGTTGAATAAGCAGCTGGCCATGTCCGGAGCGTCCGGCGCGTCTGCGCAGGCCGCGATCCTCCAGCTGGAACAGGGCCTTGCATCCGGCGTTCTGCGCGGCGATGAGCTGAACAGCGTGATGGAGCAGGCCCCGGCTCTGGCAAAGTCCATTGCAGACTATATGCAAGTCAGCGTGGGCGAGCTGCGTGAGATGGGCTCTCAGGGGCAGATCACTGCTGACATTGTGAAAAACGCACTGTTCGCTGCGGCCAAGGACACGAACGCAGAGTTTGAAAAGACCCCCATGACCTGGGCGCAGGTCTGGACGGTGGCAAGCAACACCGCCGTCCGGGCGCTTGACCCGCTGCTGACGGCCATCAACTGGGTGGCAAACAACCTGAATGTTGCGATTCCGCTGGTGGTCAGTCTGGGCGCGGCGTTCGGCGTGCTCCTGATTGCGGCCAACTGGACGAACATCCTTGCAACGGCCACAAAAACGGCGGCATCCATGCAGGCCTTTTACAATGCGGTCATGGCGGCGAATCCCGTCGCCCTGACTGCTGCGGCAGTTCTGGTGCTGGTGGCTGCTCTGTATGGAGGCGTGGCAGCATTCAACAAGCTGACCGGTTCCAGCATTTCGGCCACGGGCATCATCACCGGAGCTTTTACAACGATGGGGGCATTCATCCTCAACGGTACATTGGTTCCGCTGCACAATGGCTTTGCCGCATTTGTGAACTTTCTGGGCAATGCGTTCAATGACCCAATCACAGCAATTGATGTTCTCTTTTATGATATGTCCATTACCATCCTGAAGTACGTCCAGAACGTAGCACAGGGGTTGGAAGGCCTTATCAACATGATTCCGGGCGTGGAAGTGAACATGACATCCGGAATCGATAAGCTCATCGGAAAGCTGGAATATGGCCGGAACTGGACCATAAAACAGAACGGATACAAAGAGTATATCAAGCCGTGGGAGAACTTCGACCTCGGAAAGGCCTACAATGCTGGTCACGACTGGGGCGCAAACCTCGGAAAATCCGGCCTTATGGGTACCGGCACGGGAGAGCTGGAAATTCCGCAAGCTACAAGCGCCAATGAGTTGCTGGGCAACATCGACAAGAACACCGGCAAGATCGCAAAAACCGTTGACCTGTCCGACGAGCAGATCAAGATGCTGGTGGATGTGGCTGAACGCAAGTACGTCAATAACGTCAACCTGACAAGCCAGACCCCCATGATCACCGTGCAGGGCCAGAACACCGGCAGCACCGAAAAGGATGCCCAGTATCTGGCAGACACCCTGAGGGACATTCTGGTGGATATGTTGAACGCAGGAAGCACCGTCACCGTGCAGTAAGGAGAAAGAGATGTCCCTGTACAAACTGTATTTTTCCAGCGGCGCAACGGTGATTGCCCTGCCCATCAACCCGGAAAAGCTGCCAGAGACCCTTTCTGCTGACAACGGAACTTACAACGTGTTGGGCCTTGGCCCCATCATGCAGCCCCGCACGCCGAACCTGCGCACCGTGTCCATTTCGGGCCTGCTGCCCGGGCGGCGGCTGCCGGGCCAGACCGGCATTCACCTGCCCCCAGCGGTGTATATGGCGTTCTTCACCACCGCCATGAAGAAAAAGTCCCCCATCGTCTACACGCCCGTCCGGTTCTATGAGAACGGCGTGCCGTTCCTGGGGCCGAGTCTGGGCTTTCGGTGCCTTGTTACCAGCTTCAAGGCAGAGGAGCGCGGCGCGGAGACGGGGGATTTCTATTTTGACCTGAGCCTGACCGAGTACAAAGATTACTCCCCACAGAGGGCCGTTGTGCAGGGCGCTGGCCAGACCGGAACCTTTTCCCCGGCCAGCATCGTTTCTGATGCGGCCAGCGTTGCCGCACGGGCCGTTTCAGCAGTTACGGCGGTAAACACTGCAGTGGATGCCGCAGGCGCTGTAAAGCTCTCCCTGACCCCCACCAGAACCACCCCGGCAGACAGGCTTGTTGTGGGGGCCAGGCGGAAGGCCACCGGGAAAGTTTACGGCACCGGCAGCGGGGAGGAAGTTCTGACCAGCATTCATGGCCAGATCGTTGTGGTGCGGCGCATCATCGACCGCGCCCGGCCCTGCCCCGTCTGCGTGGCAGACACCGGCGGTACTGTGCTGGGCTGGATGCCGGAGAACAGCCTGCAGGAGGTGGAAGGATGACCTATGAGCTTTTGGCCGCTCAGAAAGCCACCGGAAACACCCTGAACCTGACCAACAGCACCACGCAGGTGGTCTGGTCTACCCAGCGCACCGGTCAGCCGGGCAAGCTGACCTTTACCTACCTTCGCACCCCGGAATCCAAACTGGAAGAGGGGGACGTGATCCGCTTTTCTGTGAATGGCCAGCTGCAGTTTTACGGCTGGGTGTTTAACCGTGGCTTTGACCGCTGGGGGCCGGTGGACGTGGTCTGCTATGACCGCATCCGGTATCTCAAGGCCAACGCCAGCTACTCCTTCTACGGCCAGAGCGCAGGGGACATCATCCGGCAGATCGCAGAGGACTTTGAGCTGGAAGTGGGGGAGCTGGCCGACACCGGCTACAAGCTGCCCTCCCTCATCATGCAGGACAAAAGCTGCATCGACATCATCAACACCGCCTTGCAGAAGACCCTGCTCAACACCGGCAAGGTCTACGTGTTCTACGATTCCGGTGACGGACTGGCCCTGAAAGAAGCCAACGACCTGAAAACCGATATCGTCATCGGTGATTACAGCCTGATGACGAATTACACCTTTGATTCCTCCATCGACACCCAGACCTACAACAGCATCAAGCTGGCCCGGCCCAATCAGAAGACGGGAAAAGCGGATGTTTTCGTGATGAAGGATTCGGAGCACATCGGGAAGTGGGGCCTTTTGCAGCTGTATCAAACCGTGGACGAAGCGGCAAACGATGCACAGGTAAAGGAACAGGCAAAAGTGAGCTTGGAATATTATAACCGGGTATTGCAACAGCTCAGGCTCTCTTCTCTGGGTGTTCCGGGCCTGCGGGCCGGGGCGCTGATTCTGGTGAACCTGTCCGACCTGGACGGCGAACCGTTCAAACGGTATGTCATGCTGGAAAAGGTGGAGCACACCTTCAAAAATGACGAGCACACCATGGAACTGGAAGCAAAAGCACTGTAAGGAGGGAGAAGAGTGGATTTACTGGCAGTATTGCAGGAGATCTACCGGCAGGCCAACGATGCCGGGCAGCCCACAGACCTGCAGATCGGCACAGTGACAAAAGCCCCGCCGGACGATGATGAGCTGGAGATCCAGATCAGTGAAGCAATGGCCCCGCTGAAACAGGCCGTGCTCTATCTGGCAGAGCCTGTCATTGAAAAGAAAATTCCCATCCTGCGCCACCGGCACGAGATCAAGATCCTGCAGCACAAGCACGCAACGCCATCCGGCCCCAGCGAGGACGCTTTCACGGCTCCGCCCTATTTCACGGAGTGGTCGGCCCTGCCGGATGGATTTGACGAAAAAGTGCAGGCGGAAAATTTTGTTGGCTGGGAAAACGGCGCTGCGCTGCCTTTGAGCAAGGACAAGAAGTACATCATCCTTAACCCGGCTCTGAAAGCCGGGGACAAAGTGCTGCTGCTCCGGGTGCAGAGCGGCCAAAAATTCATTGTGCTTTCCCGGGTATACGGAGGTGAATCGTAATGGCTACGCTTCCCACAGGCGCGTCCATCAACCTTTCCGGCGGCGTGGAGTACGTTTCTCAGCCGTCCAGAACCTGGTTCATTGACCAGACATCTGGCCGCATCGTCGGGGAATGCGATGGGTACGAGGCCGTAAAACAGGCTGTGAATGTGATCCTGAACGTGGAACGTTACCGCTGGCAGATCTTCCGTTCTTACAGCGGCATGGAGTGGGAGGGCCTGCTGGGGCAAGACCCGGGCTATGTGGCTGCAGAATTGCAGCGCCGCCTGGAAGAAGCCCTGACCGTGGACGATCGGGTCACCGGCGTGAAGGACTTTTCTTACACAGTGCAGGGACAGGCCTTGACGGCATCCTTTACCGTCTCCACGATCTACGGCGAAATGCAGGCAAGCACGGAGGTGAACACCGCAGCATGATCGATTTTTCTACCGCACAGTACCGGGCTATTCTGGACTATATGCTGTCTCAGATCCCGGACGACTACGACAAGCGGGACACAAGCCCCATCCCCACAGCGCTTTCTCCCGCCGCCTATGTCTTTGAGGGGTTCTTCCTTTCCCTGAATATGATGCAGCGGCAGGCGTTTTTTCAGACAGCCACCGGCAGAGCGCTGGATCTGCTGGCCCCCATTGCCAGCGTTACCCGCAAGCAGGCCACGGCGGCGGTGCGAAAAGGCGAGTTCAATATTGATATCCCGCTGGGCATCCGGTTCTCTACCATCAACGGCGCGGACAGTATCAACTTTATTGCGCTGTCCGCTCTGGGTTCCGGGCACACCTACCGCCTTCTGGCCGAAACGCCCGGCACCATCGGCAACGACTACACCGGCCCTGTCCTACCCATCGACACCATTCAGGGCCTGACTTCTGCCCGGATCTCGGATATCCTGACACCCGGAGACGAGACCGAGACCGATGACGAATTCCGCGCCCGCATCGAGGCATCGCTGAACAGCCGCTCCTTTGGCGGCAATGTGGCGCAGTACGTGGAGGAGATCAAAAAGCTGGACGGTGTGGGCGCTGTGCAGGTGTACCCGACATGGAGAGGCGGCGGCACGGTGCTCTGCTCCGTTCTGGGTGCGGACTGGCTGCCTGCATCCACCGACCTTGTGCAGACCATTCAGAACACCATCGACCCGGTGCCGTACTCCGGGCAGGGGCTGGGTCTTGCGCCCATCGGTGCAAAGGCAACGATCACGGCCCCGGAGAAGCTGGAAGTTTCGGTCACCGCATCGGTGACACTCCTGCCCAGCTACTCGCTGGATACAGTTCGCACCGCGGTACAGGATGCGCTGGATGCATATCTGCTCAATGTGCGGAAAAGCTGGGAGACCAATATCAGCAAGACCGGCATTGAGTATAGCGCCAACGTCTACACGGCCCGCGTATCTGCGGCTATCATCACGGCAGAGGGCGTGGTAAACGTGACAAACGTCCAGTTGAACGGAGCCGCGGACGATTTGATTCTGACAGAGACCGGCGAACGGCAGCAGGTCCCTGTGGTTGGGACGGTGACACTGCATGAAGCTTGATCTTTCGCACGACCTGCTGCCGCTGCTGCCGCCCATCTACCGGGAAGTGCAGGACTATCAGCAGATCTGCACTGCTGAAAAAGCGGAGTTTGACCTGCTGGCCGGTTCCGTGAAAGGGGTCCAAAGCAACTTCTTTTTCCAGACCATGGACGAGGATTCCGTTGCACAGTGGGAAAAGGTGTTTCACATCGTGGCTGTCCCGGAAAAGGAATCTCTGGAATTCCGCAGGCAGCGTGTAATGACCCGCATTGCGACCCGCCCGCCCTACACACTGGGGTTTCTGTATCAGAAGCTGGATGAGCTGATTGGCGCGGGTGGATGGACGTGCTCCATCACATACCCGCTCTACGAGCTGAGGCTTACGACGAGCGCAAAGAACCAGTCGTACTACGACGAGGTGACGCACCTGATCAACCAGATCAAACCCGCTCACATCGTCTTTATCAGTATGCCGTACCTCAAGACCGGGATCCTGATCACAGAGCAGGTCGATGTGCAGAAATACGACTATCGGTACCGTCTTGGCGGATGGTCCCTCGGGAAATCTCCGTTTTCCGTACTCGGAGCGTGGACGACCGTAAAGGCTGCGGCTTCCCCTACCTTGACGCAAGCGCTTTTTCTGGATGTGGCCCACAAGGCGGCAGAGCTTGCCACGACGGCACGGCTCAACCGTGTAGCGACCGTGAAACCGCTGAAAAGCGTCATTGCATCTGCGACACTGCAGGTGGGTTCTGAAACGCTGATGATCGAGGGTGAGAATCTGAAGCTGGAAGCATCTATTAAACCGGAGGCAGGTAATTCGACCGTAACGCACTATGAGATACTGAACGATGCCGGAGAGGCACTGTACGCATCAGACTGCTACTTTGGCATCACTGAAAAAACAGACGTGGACGTAAATCTCTCTATCCTGGAGGGAGCAGACACCGTGCTGGCAAGCGGAAGCCGGTATCACTATCTTCTGGGCAGCTGGCTTTTGGGCAAAGATTCCTTTGCGTCACCGGGACAAAATAATTTTGTCCCGGTGACGGCCGCAACGCCCGCTTCTGCATCTGTGACCCCGCTGCTTCTGGCAAGCCTTGCCTCGTATCTGGCAGATCACATCGACACGGTGCAGCTGAACGGCGATTATACCGTCCCGAGCCTTGCAAAGAGCCTTTCCGGTGCGGCAGTCACACTGCAGTATGAGCTTCTGCCGTCGGAAAAGATCACAAAAGTCTCTGCAATCTCCGTACAAGATGCGTTCGGAGCCGCCCTCACACAGGACGATGTTAACATCGAAACCACGTCCAGAACAAAGTTAAAACACACCATTATCTTCAAGGAGGGAACTTTGCTTTATGGCGGATGATATCCTGAAAAACATTCCTCTTCCCGCTGATCTCCCGGAAAATTGGACATCCGGTCAGATCGTCGCCCCGACCGGCGCTGAGGCTGGCCTGGACGAGCAGCACGGCTACAACTACCTTATGAAACAGGTCAATAACGCACAGAAGGCGGCGAATTTGCTGAACAAGGGCAAAGCAGACTCCGTCGTTCCACATGACCTTTTTATTCCAATTACGGGATGGCAGACAGACACAGAAGTTGCAGAGTACCCGCATTACATTGACATAACAGCAGATGTTACGTCCACGACTGTGGTATCTGTCAGTATCGACCCTGCAAGCGCAGACGTAGCCGGTAAAGCTATGCTTGTAAACCCCGAAACTCGAACCGGAGCTATCCGTATCCGTGCACACAACATTCCGACTGCGGAAATTTCCGCCCGGTGGTATCCCATCAAGTATGGCGGCCAATTCTATGGTGACGGCTCAATCTATTCCAACTTCCTGCTTGCGGCACATCCTGTGGGTAGTATTTATCAAACTATTAGCCCTGAAAATCCGTCCGTAACTTTTGGCGGCGGCACATGGGAAAAGATTGCGCAAGATAGGGTGTTAATGGGCGCAAGCGATACGCACCCAGCTGGTACAACGGTAGAGGCAGGACTGCCGGAAATCTACTCTCAGATAAACGACGTGCTTTTCTCAAGCAGCGATCCGTTTATGACTGGCGACTCACTTAAGGCTCTTTTTACCGGTATTCCCAATGGATACGTTTCAGCGTCCGGTACGAGTAACGTGTATCGGAGTAACGTCCAGCTGAAAGCCTCGTTGGGAAACTCCATCTACGGCACATCTAACACCGTCCAACCCCCGGCATACTTTACTTACACTTGGCTTCGTACCGACTGAAAGGAGAAACGATGGCACTAGGAGAACTCAAAAACGGCATTGGCCCTGATGCCTATGCTATCTATCAGCAAGTTCTTGCGGCGGTAGTCGAGCGAGACCACCCCGTGGGCAGCCTGTACATCAGCGAAAACGCTACCAGCCCGGCAGAGCTTTACGGCGGGACGTGGGAGCGCATTGAGGATTGCACTATCTGGGGTGCAAGCGATACGCATCCAGCTGGTACAACGGTAGAGGCAGGACTGCCGAATATAACGGGTTATGCTTATACAAGGGGAGTTGATTCCGATTCTTCCATTAAGCAAAGCGTTATTTTTGATGATGGCGCAGGTGGTGCCTTTTCGGTGCTTAACGACGTAAGCGAATACACGTCTTTTTTCGATATCTTGACCAAGAATGGAAAAAATAACAGTGCGAAACTTAGCTTTAACGCATCCTCTTCCAACCCCATATACGGCGCATCCGATACCGTCCAACCCCCGGCATACTGCGTGTACATCTGGCGCAGAGTGGCATAACCGAAAGGAGCACACATGAAAATTATTGACAGCAACGGCGTAGAAATCGCCAGCCCCGACCTGACAAAAGGCTACCTCAAGCAGGAGACCCAG